TTCATCTCCTTAACCGTCGTGGGTATTGTACTCAATATCTCCAACTCTTGCGATAGCCGACGGTTAAGTAATAATTTAGGGTCAACAGCGATAGAAAGTTTTGTGGTAGGAGATAACGTTATGGCACCAGTAATCATCTTTTTGACCTTAGCCAACTGTGCTAATAATTCTGGTTCTGCCGTATCATACTCAGACACAGGTATCGATGTTTCTAACGTCTCTAACCTTATCGCATACGGCATTGTGTTGTTTTTCCTTATAGTGATTAACAACGGTCTATGTAGATTCCCGTATTGTATCATCCCTACCATGGATTCCGAGGTGACTGGGACAATTAGCTCTTCGCCTGTAACTGGGTCATGGACTGTGTACAACGACGGCGATAATTTTTCACCTAGGTACAGTTGAGCAGACCTAGTAGATATGTCGACGTTCACGACTACAACGTCACTATTCTTAGAGCGACGAATTTGTCTTATTAGCCCTCCTCTTATTGGGTCTTTCATATACGACCTTCTGAACGCTACGTATACGACAATGAATACTATAATTAGTATGCCTAGAGCGATGAAAATGTAAACATATGGTGGAGATGCTAGCATTTGAAATAACGAGAAAGCTGTAACAGGTTGAGCTGAGTGTGGGTGTACCGTATTTGTAAAGCTTATGTTTGAAGACGGTGTTTTCAGTGCCATGTTAATATCTTAACAGAAGAGTTTTAAAAGAAAGGGGTTAAGGGGGCGTAAGACTCCATCCGTGAGGTGGGGGATGGATAGCCCCCTTGAAGATAGCCACCTTTGAAGCAGGAAGCCCCATTAGGGCGGGGTAGTTCACAAGAAGAAGAAAGTGAATTCGCGGAAAAAAACACATGTTTGACTTCGAGTTTTAAGTCTTGAATTTCTCCATTATTATGGATATTATACCTGCCGCGATGAGTACTATTCCGGTCACACCGAGCAATACGTATAGCGTTGGGAAGAAGCTGAAGAACGATACCATACCGTTTACCAGCGGGTGCGTCAAGTTATACGCTAATGTTCCTGGTGACGGATTGCTTATTGCTGAGGCAGTAGCTGTGGCGAAGATAGAGAGAATTAAACCTGATAGTCCTATTATTACACCGACTATCAAGAGGGCTATTGCTATTGTTGGAATGTCAAACCCGTTGGTTCCAAACGTTACTCTGACTAACGACCCTGCTACTCCTGGATCATGAATTCTAGTCGCTTTCTTTATTTTTGGTATATGAACACTATTTGCATTTGGTGTATGAACGTTAATTACCTTGAACATTTTTGCTTTCTTACCACCTGCTCCTGTTGCTTTTGCGGACGGAACGATTACCGAAACTGACATTTTGCTTCGTGTAAAACATCTGTTTGAGGTATTAATAAGCTTTTCGCTTCACTATTCCTGGTCTGGGAGAAAAACAACTGGGAGAAAAATGGGAGAAAAACAAGAGAGAAGTGAATAGGGACAGTTTCAGCCCAACCAGTTAGGCAGAAATAACGTAAAACGGAAAAAGAGAAAGTTAACAAAAGTCGACTTCATCTTTTGACACCTGAGACCCCGTCCGTGAGGGCGGGGTAGTTTACCTTTTCAACTTGCTAAAAATGTGATCTCTAATCTTAGAATATTCAAAGTATTCAGGGTATTTCCGATACGCGTAGTTCATGATCTCGTCTTTGCTCTTCTTGACCCATTCCCTGAAAAATGCCTCAATCTCCTTGTCTTGTTCCTCAGGCTTAAATTCGCTGTTTAAAACATGATTCCTTACGTACCCTATTATTGCTCCGCTCAATGGATCTCTTACTTTTTTCTCCTTTACAACGTCGACGTCTCCTATTGCGATTAGTTTATGGACGTAATCTTGTAATTTCGACGAGTAAGCACCGAAGAACCAAGGCTCAAAATCCAGTCCTAGATTAATTCCCTTCTCTTTCTCAAGTAAAAAGAAAATCTTCTGCAGTTTGGTCGGAGTGACTTTTGCATTCTCCTCTTTTGCAGTGTAAAGCAAAAGTTTAATTAAACGATAAATTCTGTCCTCAATTGTCATGACCAGTCCTAATATTAGAGTACACAGGAAATACTTAAAAACCCCGCACTTCGATTGATTTGAAACGGAAAGTTTATAAAGTTGGGGGTTAAGGGGGATGGAAAACCTCACCCTCCGGAGAAGCATAGGAAATGCTTAGCCTTCCCTCGCCCTACCAGTGAGGGGAGGAAGTCCGTACCTAAATAAATAAAACAGCTGTTTGAGAAAGCCTTATATTCCCGACTCAGGAATTTTGTATCGGGAATAAAAATGGAACCACGTGATGTAGCTCAACTCGTGATGGACAGAGTAGCCAATTATTGTGAAAATATTAGTGGCGACACACCACTCGGGTGCTTGACAGACCACAACCCAGACCAATTGGACGTTTTTGTAGATGCATACCTTGATGAGAATGAAGCTGAAGATCTCGACAAAGCGATTGAAAATTCAGACAACTTCTGGGACGAGGTGAAAAAGGAATATGAGAGTTTGTGGAAGGAAACGATGAGCCTAAAAGCCGGTGGTTCTCTCGGCGATGAATTACAGATGTTATATCAAAATATAGTGCAAAACGATGAGCTTGATGACGCCAGTAAAGCTAGACGTCTACAAGCTTACGACGAGGTATTAGTTAAATTCGCTGATGCAATCAAGCGTGCATTACAAAACAAGAAGCCATTAAGTGGTGATGATTTGGATTATTGGTACAAAAAGATAGGCGATACCGTCTTCGGAGTGAAAAATTATGGCTATTATGAGGAAATAGGTTATTGGGAGGGCTTTTATGATGAACTGGACGACAGTAATAAATTAGAGGTATTAAGCATTTTACTAGATGAGATAGACAGCGTATTATACGATATAGAACATACGTTGCCTGATTTAGAAGCTTTAACAAATAAAAGTTAAACTTTTTTTAAAATCTAGAATTATTTATTAATTATTTTCCTCTTTTAATTTCAAGGAGGTGATTTTGGGTCTACCGTAAAGGGCGAGGGTTCCCTTAGGACGGTCAGTTCACGTATATTTCTTGTATATTATCAGGACTGCAACCAAAGCTATTGCCAAAACTACGAATGCCCACAACATGTAGTTTACAGTATTTGCCACTGGTGTAAATGAACTCCCATCTATGCTATAAAATAATCCGGTAAAGTTGTTTGCCAAAACTACGATAAGCAATAAAAACGGTATTAGGACAAAAACTGCGATAAAGAATACTGCAAACGGGTTCAACTGGTGTCACTTAAACATATGTTTGAGCAGTGTTTAAATAGTTTCTGGGGGGTTAAGGGGGCGTAAGTCCTCCTCCGTGAGGTGGGGGATGGATAGCCACCTTTGAAGCAGGAAGCCCCATTAGGGCGGGGTAGTTCACAAAAGTTCACTGGGGCACACTAACTGCTCCGTCTTTCAGGAGGAGTTTCCATATTGCGATTCTCATGAGTTCACTTACTTGTATATGGTTCTCTTCCGCAATTAGTTTTAGCCTGTCTAACGTCTCTTCATCGATTTTAACACTTGTTTGCCTCTTCTCGTCTATCGGGATGGATAGGGCTATTAGTATATCGTCCTTTGTTATACCTTCCCGGATAATGTAGTTTATAGCGTCTCTCATCACTGAAGATCTATTCTTGTTCTTAGAATCAATCAATTCAAGTGCACTACGTTCTATTCTAAACGAGACGATTCTTTTTCCCATGATTATGTTCTTGCCAGATTATTTTTAAATAGGGCAGGGGTTGAGGGGGCAGACGTCTCCCTCCTTGAGGTGGGACGAAAGAGAAAATAGCTCCAACAGCTGTTTTTCCATCACCCTACTTTTTGTCTAACTGGTTAGGCAAAAAGGTTTAAATACCAGTTTTGGCATACATATGTTTGACCAGGAATGGAAATGGTAGAAAGAGTAAAAAAAATTATAGAAAGTATAGAAAGTATAGGAGTAGAGTGTCGTGAAGAATATAATAACGAAGTATGTGGTCTTAACGGTTACTACTACAGTTGTTTCTCTCGGGGTAAAGAGTTTACTCTCATTGTAGACTCTAGTGGCGACGTATACATCAGGACACCCTATTTTTCAAAGGCTGACCAGGTTTTGTCAAATTTATCTCAACTATTTAATATAAACATTGATAAACTAAAGTTTTCAGAACTAGGTTTTTTCTGTGTCTTTAAGCTAGAACCGTTGCCAGAGGAACTAATTAACCTTAACTTAACTACTGATAATGATGAGATAGCCCTTTCTACTATTAAAAACGACATGATTTTAATAGATATCATAGGCAAAATTTCTCTTTTATACGACAAAGAAACAAAGAAATTCATCATTTTAAGTATAAAGAATTGGGAAATATACAAAAAAATTAGAGATTTCATAGACCAGGACGTCAGAGACGTCTTAGATAAATTGTCTTTATCAAAACCCGAATTTGCCATAAAAGCTTATGGTGAGGAGCTAGGGTTAGAAGGCAAAGGGAAGGAAAACCTGAAGAAGATATTGAATAAGTTAATGCCGGTAATTGATAAGTTAATGCCGGTAATTGAAAGGTTTAACAAAATAACAACTGATGGTACCGAAGTATCCCTGAATAATATAGTACTAGAACTAAAGGATGAGAACTGGGGAGCTGATATACTTCCTATAATTGAGAAAATGTCAAGGCTTAATGTCCCTGTCAGTATTGAGCTCCACAAAAACGACTTTTGGTTCATTAAAGTGCATTATGACTATCTGCTAAAAGTCGCTAGAATACTAAATATACTAAATATTGACCCAATGCAGACAATACATGATATAAATCCAAAGAAAGAAAGTCTCCTGTTTTACGAGCCTAGAGATTATTATATATTTGATAGTTGTGGTGGAGATTACTACCATATAGTTCCGTCCAAAAACGTCCAAAAATATTTGCAATTATTATTAGGAGTTAATGTCACACAAAGTGCTGATAGCTTTGAAATAGACAACGGCTACAAATATATAGTAATAAAAGGCTACAAATATATAGTAATAAAAGGACACGAAGACGAAATTCACATCGGTGTTTATGAAGAAAATAAGCTCTTAACATCTCTAAGGACTTATTTGTGGTATTTTGACGTGAGGGACTTTAATGGACTCAAAAACCTCAGTAAAGAGAAAGTTGCAGATATAATTAACAGGCAAATTGAGGAAAGGTACTTCTATCCAATGCCGTTCAATCAGGTCAAACAATACGTTGAGAAGTTTGTTGATACTACCATCAAAGTTATCGATAAGACGATTGGTTATGTGAGGGACAAAGTCCCAGATTTTACATCGCCGATTAAGGATATTGCTGAGATTAACTGTATATTCGATAAGCATTGTAATGTGGCATTAGAACTGGATAAACAGCAAAGGTTATCATCATACCATTCCTTAATCAGTACAAATGAGGGTCATATGCCTGTACCGATTTTCTTAGAGTATGCTGGGTTATCTGGGCGTTATTCAGATGATGATGATATAAGTGTGGTAAAGAACATGTTGTACTTCATTAGGGGTTACGATGAAGCAATTGTGGAGTACGAGAGAGATTATAGTTCGATTGGTGACGATGTGAGGGGGGCAGTGTCAGAATTATTCCAGAAAGCTGTAGTACTGTACAACAAGTTACTACAGAATAAAAATAACTTGTCTCATCGCGAAGGTGATGAGGATTATGAAGAATATGAATGTCCACAATATACCCTGCCAGACGGCATTGGGTACTGCCGTAGCTTTAACTATGAAGAATTAATGCAAAAAACTGAGGACGAATTAGCAAATGACATTATAGAATCACTGACCGAAATAAGGGTGAAAATGACAATAATAAGGGAGAAAATGTTGAAGTCCGACTCTTTCCCTGTCACTGGGACATGGTGATAATGAATGAAGATATTAAACAGTTGTTTTTCACATTTTTAATTACAACACGCACAAGATAAAGACCATGGATTTCAAAACGTTTAAGGCGTATATGTCCGCATATCATAATCCGTTAAATGTCATGTTTAAGACAGCATTAAACAAGTTCCCTTTCACAGCTAACTTAAGGAACGGGTTGGAAGTAGAAATAAAGTCGAAATGGCACGCTTATTTCTTTACAACGTTACGCGATCTTGACGTAATTTATGTTGATGATAGATTTATACAAGTTAGATACAGGGACAGGATACTAAAGTTCTATTTCGATACAAATAGTTTCGTGGCTCTCGGGGAAATTTTCAGAGACGGTGCATATGATGTTGATGTAAAAGGAAGGACAGTAGTTGATGTCGGTGCGGGGATAGGCGATTCGCCAATTTATTTTGTCTTGAACGGTGCAAAGAAAGTCTATGCGTTTGACGTTAATGTGTGGTACTTAGAGAAGAACATAAGGGAAAACAATGTAAAAGACGTCGTTGAGCCGATTCGTTGTGAGTGTGGACTTTCGAATAATTTAGATATTATAACGCTGAAATATAATATTCCTTATGAGTCTGTACTTAAAGTCGATTGTGAAGGGTGTGAATACGATTTCTTTGGTGCTGTTCCACCACGTTTGATTAGTAGATATCACACAATTATCATAGAATATCATAACGGCGTTCAACATCTTGCAGATCTGCTTAGAGCATCAGGGTTTAACGTTACAATTAAAGGAAACAAGAAGATCGGCATGATATATGCCAGGCGACTAAAATGGAGTATGACCCTAGAATAGCCCAGCTACGTTTTTTCTCTGCTTTTTCTGTAGCTTTATATCATCTGTGGACTCTTCAACTAGTCCCTCTCACATTTTTCCGTCCTGGTTGGTTGGGTGTTCCCCTATTTTTCGAGCTATCGATTTTTCTCCTTCTGAACAGACTCGACGAAAACCCCTCACTAGCTCGTTACTTCACGAGAAGGGTGAGGAGGATATGGCCACTCTACTTCCTTGCCGTAGTCACTGTATTCTTAGCCGACAGATACGTGTTCCATATGGGCGTGACGTATTACGACTTGATACTCCATTTTGCGTTTGTTTCCTTCGTTTTTGCACCGTTTTCCTTTCAATATCTCTTCTGGTCTCTCCAGCTGGAGGAATGGATGTACTTAGCTATCCCCGTCATTCATGGAGTGAGCGATAAAGCAAAGTTTCAAACAGCTGTTTTATTGGTATTTATATCGTTCTTCTACAGTCTCTTTATCGTCTTCCTTCCTTACGACGAGTTCCACTTACTTTACTTCATGCCACCCTTGTGGTTAGGGGCATACGGGTGGGGAATAATTGCTTACCTTTTGAAGAAGAAACAGAAAGGTGAACCAGCCAAAAAAGCCAAATATTTCATACTAATACTTTACGCTCAATATGTTCTTATTACATTTGTATTTTCCTCTAATGAATTTGTATATGAGTTCTTCACAAGGTTCTTGATTTACAATTTGGCGTTACCCGCTTTCGCCCTCCTTATCGTGGAGCCACCCAGGGTACTTAGTCGTGTAACGGTCTTCTTAGGCGAGGTGAGTTACGGGGTTTATCTGTGGACTTTGCTCTTCCAGGAACTTTTTGGGGTAACTGGAATAGTTTACGGCATCCTAACTGCAATTGCTACAGAGTTCCCGCTGAGAAGAAGAGAAATAATAAGTAGGTTGAGTTCCTCCTCAATCCCCTCTGTAAAAAAAGGTTCACATCTTCGCGATAATGTATAGATAGTCTTCTCTGAGTTGCTTATATTTCACGTAAGCTTCGTCTGGCATTAGCCTTGGTGTATACACTATATGCGAATACTTGTTTTTTAGCTCGTTCTTTAAGATAAGCCCAACGTTAACACTGTTGTAATCCCTAAGTGTATGTTTAGTCTTCAGTAACTTTCCTGTGATGTTGACAACGTTCTTGTATACGTGAGCCTCAGACGTCATCATTGTCAATGGTTTTATTGTAATAGCATACGACGATGGCATGGCTTTCATCAATACACCAGAAAGCCTAGTTTCCGACGGTATAGTCATCAACACGTTACTGAACTTTATTGCCCATGTCTGTGCATATTTATGTATCTTTTCTAGTCTAAGTCTGTCCATCTTCCCTACCTGTTTTCCGAAACCTATACCGGCATCATCAATAATTATCATCGGGATCTTGTTTATCCCGTATGTTTTCATTCCCTCAATTAGGTCGTCGAGTTGCAACGGATCGATGATAATGTGTGCGATAGCGACGTCCCAATCGCCATATAACGCGTACGCAAGCCACAACGCCAATGAGGATTTCCCTCCCCTGGACTCCCCGCTAACGATCGTCGTCTGACCGGTGTCAATCGGGACAGGTCTTATTTTTTCGAACTTGTGTTCCTTTCTGTCTATCGTGATCTGGTATATTGTATGCATCATGAGAACCGTTAAATCGGCAATACCTTCCATGTAATATTTTCTAGATAATTCAATGTACTGTTTCTCCATGTAGGGGAAATCGATGAACTTCACATTAGCATCATACACCTGTGTGTAGTATTTTTCGAACATAGGTAACAGTGTATTGTAATCTACTCTCAAGAGTGCCTTTTCTGGGTCGGTATCATTTAATTTTATATAATCATTTACTAGCGACAACTTCCACCTTTTCCAGAATTTCTTTTTTCAAAATCTGGTAATCGTCAGGTTTCCCGAACTTCATTATACTGTAGTGGTCTTTTTTATCTCTCTCAAATACAACGGGTTTCATTAACTTGATTTTCACAGTGCCTACTTTTTTCCCAGAAGGATATACATATTTTAAAATAAGGTTCTCGTCATCGAATTGCAGATCGTATACTTTTCTGGGGAAAAATAGTAAATTAGTTACAGTGTATCTATGTTCTTCTTTCGCTAATTTGAAAACTATCTTCTCTGGAAATAACAAAATGTTGTATATACCCCTCTTTTTCACGTTTATTGTCACTGAAGTCTCCGCTTTTCTTTTAGCTTCTGGGTCGTTGCAATCTGCTTGGAACAATTCATAAACATCATCGCTTATTTCCCTGACTTTGTAACACTCCCATGGAAATGCATATATGTGTATGGCGTGGTTGTGTGTCTTTACCCTCTTGATTTTTTTCCTGTACCCTCGCTTCATGTCTATAACTTACCATGTTCGCTTTAAATTGCTGACCTCCTCAACGCCCTTCCACGGCAACCGATCAAAAGTTAAATATACTAACCTTCTAACTAAATTAGATTGGTAATTATGTTAGCTAACCTTTCTCGCCTTTTAGAAGAATATTTCCCTGTCCGCTTGGAGATGTGGGATTATTTAGCCAAACGTGAGCATGAGGATATGCTAATGTTAGCCCTAAATGAAGACAAGGACAAGTTAAAAATGCTGTCAAAAGAAGCTGAAAAAATAAAGGAGGATTTTGGATTTATGTTTGACAGTAACGGGACTATAGAAGAATACGTTAATATGGTAATGAACGGGTTACAAAAACTTATTGACGGGTTGAAGACAAATGAAGAGGAGTTCTACAAAGAGGTATTAAATTCTGATAACCCTAATTTCCTAATAACCGCTTATTATTCGTTGTATTTACGCTTCGTAACAACAGTGTACTTAAAACTACATAAGACTAACATAAAAACAACAAAAGATTCTAGGATTAAAGATATATTCAACATCGCTAATTTCCTAGTAGGATTTTTCGGGATGCCTATACGGATATATATAAAGAAAAAAGAAGTATTCCCTTATATATCTGAGCTAAGCGGAGCATTATTACACGCATTAGTTGCCGATAGAACACCTATACCCTCAAAGGACTCCTTAGGTTATTACCTTTTTTTCAAGATCCACGCTGATTACTCATAATTGTTAGCCTTCATAATTGTTAGCCTAAGAGAAGGTGCTGAGAAGAACCTTAGAGCTAAAACATATGTTTTTTTAATCTAAGAACTAAAATCATCTCATGGGACTGATAGGTTCACTCGCAACTGTCTTTTACAGGATCAACGAAGGTATAATATATTCGACTTTTCTCGTCGATCTGCTGGTAACCTTGATTAATTTCAATGAGTATTCAACAGACCCCGCACTTGGAAATTACATATCGTTATTGTTGTCGTTCAACCTAGTATTGTTCCTAGAACATGTTCTAGGGAGTGTTTTTCAAGGTGCCGGCATAATAGCAGGAGGAGCAATAGCAGGACTAGCTACTATTTCTGCACTATTTACAAGGAATTATCTCCTGAACTTGTCACAGCAAAATATGAGTACTATGCAAATAATCTTCATTTATTTACTACTTCAATTCATTTTCAATAGTTTTGAAAGCATTTTAGTGTTTTTCACCGCTATACTGCTACCTATGACGTCCAACATATCGTTGCCGTTCATCGCTCCGCCAATACAGCTGTTTGTCCATGACCTCTCGTTAATTATCGATTTCATAGCATCGTTCGGAGAAGTGATGAGCGTAATATACGTCCTTATGGCAACCGGGATGTGGAGCGAAATGTAAAGATGTTATAAATAGTATTAGGTGTAATATTTAATAGGGAATCAGATGGTAACGCATAAATTAACCGACGAGCAGAAAAAGATCCTGGAGAGAATGCATAACAGGGTAGATTATATTATCGAGACCTATAGAGAATACCTTGATGCGTTAGCAGAGTATGACAGAACCGGAGTGTTAAAAATCCACGGAAAAGTCCTCATCGACAAACGGGAGAAGCAGTAGGGGTTCGCCAAGGAAATACCACCTCAAACAGCTGTTTACGAAATGCTTAAATACTGCTGTGAAAACATTTTCTTATGTCGCAGGAATTTGGTCAAAATAAAGAGGACATGTTAGATATTTTGATAAATTCTGCAGATAACCGTACAGCATTAGAAAAAAATTTGGACTTTATAGCAAAGGAACTTAAGGACAAATTCCAGCAGGACAAGTTACAAGAGGTTATAGACGACGCCATCGACATAATACTTTACACCTCTTTACCAAGTAGAGAACTAGTAGGCTTCGACATTGGTATAACTTTTGGAGGCCCTAACATAGATTTAGTATATAGTAGAGGAGTGTGCAAATTACGAGGACATTGGGGGTCTGCCACTGACGAAAAATATATAGACAATGATATTTGCGAAACGATATTAAACTATTTAGAGGATCTCTCACTGACGTAAAAGATATAGACAACGATATTTGCGAAACAATATTAAACTATTTACTAAACGATTTACCATGAACTTGGTAAAACGAATCGTTTTTCAAAATTCATATTTATACTTAGCTCCCCGCACTTATGGACGGGGTCTCAGGTGGAAAAAGATAAGAGATAAGAGATAATCGACATCGACAACATTGACCAACAAAATACCTAGAAGGGCGAGTGGCGAGTATTGTCGTTCGCTTTAGTAATATTAATAAAGCATTATATTGTCCTCTTCAAGATCTTTTTCAAGAGCCATACACTTAACACGCGACTCACAGAAATGATAGGTATATGCAGTACTCGATCCATCATAAACTTCTATGAAATACCGACGCCGACGCTTGCCAGGTGACACTTTATAAATACTGTAAATAGTGTAGTGTTTCCTTGGCTCGTAGCGATGGCGTGACACTACTTCGACTTTGAATTCGTTAGGAAGATGAAGTTTCAGCAGGTTGTCCATTTCTTCCGGTAGTAAAATGAACGCCTTTCTTCTGGTAAGATTAATAAGCCATTGAGAGTCGCCTATGCAAACTATTTCATTAGCTTTAATATTGAGGCTAGTAAATATTTCATTAGAAGAAGAAGATTTAATCTTAAAGCACCTAATCATCATTAAGCATAACCACCGTGGGACTGGTATTTAATACCTAGTTCAGATAATAGCTTTTTCTCTATATCGGTAAACTTCACTTCTTTATTAGCGTAATAGTACCACAATTTCATTCTATCTAATGATAACATCTTACTCCACACTTATACTCTTGGTGGGGAGTGGTATTTAAATCTTCTACGTAGCAAGTTAGGCAGAACCACGACGGGGATGCTAAAACACGGATGAGTGAAGAAGTTCTCACTTCAAAAGTCTTGCAAAATGAAAGTGCAAAATGAAAGTGAGTGTAGGGACAAACTGGGGTGGAGGGGGTGGATGAACCCACCAGCCAACCCTAACCTAAAACAGCTGTTTTATGGTGAAAAACATAAAAAATGGGCTGACTTTTACCCGTACCTGGCTTCAAGATACAGGAATAACGCTTCGCATTCTTCTTCTCCTTCTGTGTCTGTGTTAAAAAGAAAATAGAATGTATCGGGGCTGTACCCACTGAGATTGTACTTGTTATTGCTCAGGTATTCTAAGCAGTTAACCATTGAACCACCCCTTATATGAACTAGTGTTGTATGATGAATTCGTCTTCAACCTTGATCGCCTTCACTTTGTTAATACCCCGGTATACGCTCACACGGTATGATTCACCCTCCCTGGAGGGAGGCAGGATGACACCCTCCCTCCCAGCTAAAAGTTGCTCTGCTTCTTGTTTTGATCCTGTGGTTCCCAAACTTTCCATGTAAAATAACAATACTGCTTTTTTCATTTGCAGTAGTTGAACCTGAAATGTCAGCGGAATTACCCCTACTATTGCGTCGTAAAAGTCGACCATCTTTTTTAGTTCATCTATATTGTTTGGCAGTGTATCCACCTTACTGATTTTTCCACATATTGTCGCCAAATCAGTTTCCTGCGATGATAGCAACCTGTGCCTTGAAACTAAGAGGCAGTTCTCATATTTGGGTTGGGATTGACTTTGGGTTTGACTCATGGTTTTGGGGGTTTGACTCATGTGGCTCACAACTATACTCTTGTGGGGACTGGTATTTAAATCTTCTGCCTAGCAAGTTAGGCAGGAATGACGCCACCACGACGAGCGGGGTATGCTAGAACAAAGCGTTAAACAGCTGTTTGAGGGGGATTTGTTTAAGCCCCAGCCTGCCGAGAAAAATTCAACTGCTGGTAATAACTACTACTGAAGAGCAGAGAAGAAGAGCAGAGAAAAGTAAGCGGAACACGGTAAGTGTGCAGGTAAGTAAAGAAGCCTCCTTTCTTTTGGCATCTTTTTTTCGCAAAAATTTTCCTAAAAGTAAAAGTAATAATTCAATTAGTCTCAGAAAGTGTAAGTTAGTCTTCATAAAAATACGTAAAATTGACACCAGTAAAAGAACGTCTATTGACATCTTTATTTGTTGTGAAAAGTCGAGTAGTAGTAATAAATAGTAAGTCTCTTTTTAGAGAATCTAGGATTTTTAGAAGCAAACTGGAGAACTAATTCAAAGAATTAGTTTAACTTTCAAGAACTTTTTACAAATTAAACTGGTGGTTACGTTAGTTTGAATATTTATTACAAGAATGAGAAACATGAAAGATAGAATTAGGTGTTTCTTATTCTCGATTTAGAGAAGATTCTTATTCAGTCTTACCTTCAGAATTACACCATTTCTTAACCTATATGCAAAAAGTACCTTAGCTTTAGTAAATTCAGTGAGTATTTCAGTTACCCTAGAGAGTATTATCCTCTTCAGTTTCAGTGCGTAGTAAACCTGTTCTGCTATGGATTCGTTTTCATTCCTTTCTACATAACTGCCATTTAGTTCATAGAAGAACTTTAGAATTTCTAATTCATCTTCGTCCAATTTTCTTCCCATTAAATGTTCTGCCTTCTCCTTAACCTTCTCAAAACTACTACTCTGTAACTCGAATATTTTCTTAGCAGTTTCTGACAAGTAATAAATGTTAATGTTGTTTATCTTTTTCACACAGATCCAGCCTTTTTCGATATACCTCTTGACCCTGGGATAGATTTGCTTGGAAGGCACATTGATCAATTCCGCAAGCTCTCGTGCTAGCTTTCCTCCCTTTGATAACTCCTCAAATATTTTTTCTATTTTTTTAGACCTAAAAGGAGGTTCACCGAAAAGTTTATTATTAGGTGTTGATTTATTCATAGTTAAACACCTCGTTAAACACCTCCTCCCCCTCCCCCTCTACCCCATGCACCTCTACTACTACCCGCTTTCTCCCCATCTTTCTCCCCATATTCTACCCGCTTTCTCCCCATCTTTCTCCCCATATTCTACCACTTTCTAGTTTTTATATTATTCGTCCCATTCTTGCCTTTACTTTATCGTAAAACATATGTATTCTTACATTTGTTCTTTCTTCGCCCCTCTCTTCTTCACTTCACCCCTCACCCCCCACTTTCTTCACCCACCTCAGTTTCACCCTAAACTTCCCTAACTTGTTAGGCAGATCATAAAACATATGTGTTAAGTTAAAATATCAGCCAGGCAACACATAGATTGATGATCATGAATATTCAAACGTTCAAATCACCAACAACAGACCCAGACAGGTTACTCATAAATTACGTGGTTAACGATGTACTCCCCCTTATAGAGTCAAGGTCAAGCAACAAGATCTCCAGGGATGAATCTGCTACCTTTGCCCGGTGGTTAAGGGAGGGGTTCCTTCTCCCTGTGGACTACGGCAAGATTGGGCACGTTAACGGGCTCAAGGACAAGTTAGATAGAGTGTTTAGGAGGGCAGAGGAGCTCAAGGACGAACTTAAGATAGACACCGGGGATCTGAACCAGTACTACATAGCCTCTCTACTGACTGAACTGGGACTAATTAAATTCCTACAGAGTGTCACCATAGGGTCAGACCTCACTACAAGAGTCCCGTTGGGGGAAGACTTAACGGTCTCCACAGACACATTGTCGCACGTGTACAAGATGTTGATGCTTTCCAAGACCACCGCTGACACCGTAAACGCTCCAGTTAAGTCTTTGAAGGAAGTGTTGGAGACCAAAATGACGTCCACATACCAACGTATGATGAAAGAGCTCGAGAACCTGTTAAACCCGCAAAGTAAGAAAAAAGGGAATCATCACTTTTACACGTTATATTTCCCCCTGATAATGTCCTTCAACATTTCCATGACAGGGAACAAGATAGGATATACCGGCATGATTGACGTAACGAGACAACTTTTCCTCGAACCGGGAACACGGGGATTTAAATCATCAACAGTGAGTGACTTGACAAAAACGTTTAGAGCCCTTCAGAGTTACGTCAAGGGTTTAGACGCCGAGAGACAATTGAGCAGATCGAGACTGAGTAACATCGCCGAAGTCCTGTCCCAAGAATACAGGATTGAGGATAGATTTTGGAGAAACGTACTGTTCGATCTGATGCTCAACGTCACTATGTCACTGCTTAACGCACGAATTAACTACAAGATCGACGATGACTTCCGTTCCGTCTTGGATCAAAAACTCAAGTCCTACAACATTTACGAATTTATACTCAGAAACTTCATGATGTCCTACTAGGCTAGGAAGTATACATCTTCTCTTCTCTTCATCTTCTCTTCTCTTTTCTGTTCCAGTTCTCAGTAAGCCGGGGGGATACTACGTGATATATGCGTTTCACGATCCTAAATATATTTAAACAGCTGTTTGAGAATATTAAACGGATAAAAATGGCACAAGAATTCTGGGACGAAAATAACCAGAGCAAAAAAATGCAACAAGAGGTAATCGATCTTTTGAAGAAGTATAATATCGATTATGAGGTCGAAGGAAACAAGATATTTATTAAGGGTAATATACGACACGCCGACCTCCACTCTCTGCCGACGATAGCGATAGTTCAACGCAATAACGAGATAGCTTTCGAAGAGTTCAGGGACTGGAACAGGATCGTGGTCACAATACCTAATCATCACGTCGGCGATGTTATACTATCCAAAAACGTATACGCAGATTACTACTATCCATATCTCGTTATCCACTTTTAACCCAAAGGTAAAATCGTTTTTCGAACAGAGTACATTAAGTCGCCCTCAACTCTTTCTCAAAACCCTCATGTTAGGAGCCGGTCTAGGATACTCACGTGTTTCATGATGCTAAATATATTTAAACAGCTGTTTGTCAATATGAAACAGTATGACAGAATCAATTGTTCTCAACCAAACCGTTCTCAACCAAACTCCAGACCAAACTGTAGAGTGCAAGGAGTTTGTCACACACGGCATATACGTCGTGTGTGCCGAAACTGGAGAAGTTATACAATATGATGATGAGAGGTTTTTTAGCAATACAGAAGGGATTCATAAATTATCTAAAGACAATAAGAAGATCTATTCTCATTACGAACGCCATTACACTCTTTTACCTAACTATGGGATTGGTACAATCCCTTCAAAGTTCGACAACAGGAGGCTAAAATACTACGTCTTTGCACACAGACTATCTGCATTAATTAATAATTCAGTACAAAAAGCTGTCTTCATGGGGATAGTACAAAAAATCTTTCATAGGAAACTTAGACATAAATTCTATATACTTGGTGCATTCGCAATTCGATACTGCTCTGTTGATTTTAATGACGTAATACAGCTTATACCTAACTTCATAGAAGAAGAAGAGACAACTGCAAGGCAAAAACTATCTGATGCGTTAGCCAACTTGAATTATATTCTCAATAATGAGCTTGATGTATCTAAAGCAGAAATACAAATGCGTAGACAGCTTATACAGCAATATGCCTTCGATCTTCTTGAAAGATATGGATATATTAGTAAAATTGATAAGTTCGCAAAACTCTACAATTTCGGCGTAATTAAGATCGCTGTAATATTACTGCTTCTAAGGGACAATCGTAGGGACGAGGCAATCCAGTTGTATAAGTCCGACACAGAGCATAACGTAGGTTTTAACCACTTTGTTGTTGAGTATGAAAACCAAAACCACGGGACAAGATATGTCAGAAGGCTAAGACACCCACTATTACATAGTTTGCTATTTAGTCCTTTACTACGCCTACATAGTTTCAAGATAATGTTGTAGCAAAGCGGGTGGGTGGCATGCCTCACCCCCCGTCGGCTTCTCTTTATTAAAAATATTTTTGTTTATCTATATCTAGTAATAGTACGTTAGTTCACACACGTTCATAACTGTTCTATTTGTCCTAACTAGGTCATGACGGGTTCAGAATTTGCCTCAACCATATGTTTGGACAATTCAAACGCGATATTTTGTTAATTCAGCTGTAGCCGTTGAATTTTTTCTCTGCAGGCTTGGTGGCTGTGGGGGGCGGGGTGGACACACACAACCTCACCTAAACAGCTGTTTGGGAGAAAATCTTCTCCAGCTCCAGACCAGCCCGCACAATTTTTCCCGGCTTTATAAACTTTTCAGCTATTTAGCTATAAGTATGGGAGATGTGCAATGGCTAACGTTTCTATAGTAATACCCACCTATAATGAAAGGGATAACATAGTCTTACTAATACAACAAATAGTGAAATTACTTCCTAATTCTAGGATACTTGTAATCGACGATAACAGCCCAGACGGTACAGCAGACGCGTTAAGAAATTTGAAAATCCCTAACTTAACAGTTTTTGTAAGAAATGAAAGAGGATTAGGGTCAGCTTTACGATACGGAATTAAAAAGGCATTGGAGTTAGAAACTGAATTTATTGTAACAATGGATGCGGATTTAAGCCACGATCCTTTATACTTATCACAGATGACTAAAATAGCAATAGAAGGCAAATATGATTTAGTAATTGGTTCGCGATACGTAAAGGGTGGTGGTATAGAAAATTGGTCATTAAGTAGGAGAGTAATAAGTAGGGGTGCAAATTATCTGTTTAAGTTGATTTCACGTTCCCCCTTGAACGATAACACGACAAATTACAGAGTTTACTCACGCAAAGCTGGAACATTAGCATTAGATTGTGAAACGGCAAATGGTTATGAATTCCAAATTTGCTCAGTATTTAAAATTATTAAATCTAACCTAAAAGTCACAGAATACCCTATCATCTTCAAAGATAA